TCTGTCTTTCCAGGCCTTTGGCCGGGCACAGCCGGGTTGGGGCATGTGCGTGTCTTTGAGAAGGCGTTGAGCAGGGGCTTTGCTTTTGGGCTTGGCGTTTCCTATACTTCTTTGTCTAACGATCTTGAGGGCGTTTCTTATTCGTCAATTCGTCAAGGCTCATTAGAAGATCGTGACCAGTGGAAGGTTGTTCAAGATTATCTTGTTCAGCATTTTGTCGAACCAGTTTATCGGGCTTGGTTAATGTCTGTCATGGAAGATGGAGTTATTAACCTGCCTGCGAGTAAATTTGATAAGTTCGCTGATGCCACTGTGTTTAGGGCGCGTGGATTCTCTTGGGTTGACCCTCTGAAGGAAATGAACGCTGCGGTCGTTGGACTCAAAAACGGCATTCTCTCAATGCAAGACGTTGCTAATCAGTATGGTCGGGATGTTGAGGAAACATTCGACCAGATTCAAGCCGAGAAAGCATTGGCAGAGAGTTATGGTCTAAAAATGGCGTTTGAGCCGTTTGGAGACAAACTCCCAACCGAAGCAGAGGTTACCAATGCCAACGCCCAATGAAGCCATGAAGGAAGAAGCCCAACGGGGCTTAGATTGGCGCTCTGAATTCGGTCGAGGCGGTACTGAGGTTGGAATCGCTCGGGCGCGAGACATTGTTAACGGGCGCGATCTATCAGAGGAAACGATTGGACGTATGGTGTCTTATTTTGCACGACACGAAGTTGATAAAGAGGCTGAAGGTTTCCGTCCTGGCGAGGATGGTTATCCATCCAACGGTCGGATTGCTTGGGCGCTATGGGGTGGCGATCCTGGCAAAACGTGGGCAGAAAAAGAGTGGTCAAGGATTAAGGAAAACCGAGATTATCGACCCTATCCAAACGAACACGCTGCCCGTTTGAAAGACCCGAGTCAATATGACTCATTCAGGCGTGAAAATGACGCAGGAGGACCTGGAATTGATTTCATCTACGGTATTAAAGATGGCACTTCGGAGATTCAAGCAATTCGTTTCGACAAAAATCAATATTCTGTTGCCGAAGCGAAAAAATGGCTAGAAACTAACGATTTCAAACCAATCCAATTTGAAGAAGCAAGCGAGAGAGATATGGAAATTTCAAATGAATTCGGCGATGCTTGTCCATTGCCAATTATGAATGGTGAAGTTAACAAAGCTAACCATTTAATCTGTATTGAACAAGCTAATCTTGGTCCTGCTGACCCTGCTAATGCAGAGGAATACTGGACTAATATGGCTACAATTTGGCTTGTTCCTGTTGAACAGGCTAAAACTCGTCAATGCCAAAATTGTGGTTATTATGAAAACACTCCAAAGATTCTTGATTGTTTGACAAATGGAGATAAAATTCTCGCTAGTGAACTTCCAGTAGAACCGAAATGGGTTGATGTTTCTGATCCTTCTGGATATTGCACTAAATGGGACATTACCTGTACGAGTATTCGTACCTGTGTAACTTGGGAATCTCCAGCGATGGAAAATCAAGAAATTACTACTGGTCAGGAAGTTGAAGAAATCGTCTTTGACGAAACTGGCGACCGAAAAGCAGGAGAACGAGTAACTCGCGCTGATGCGATGGAAGCTCGGGTTGAAAGTGTCGATGATCGGCGCGTTTCAATGTCTATCTCTAGCGAAGCTCCTGTTATTCGTTCTTATGGTGAGGAAGTTCTCGACCATAAGCCGGAAAGTATTGACCTGAGTTTTATTAACTCCGGTCGTGCACCTTTGCTGTTGGACCACGATCCAGAAAAGCAAATCGGTGTAATCGAATCTGTATCCCTCGATGCTTCGGCTCGTAAGTTACGAGCAACGGTGCGATTCAGTAAGAATGCACTGGCTTCAGAGGTTTACAGTGATGTCGCTGACAACATTCGCGGCAATGTCTCTATTGGTTATTCAATCGCCAAGATGGTGAAAGAAAACAATGGGGCAGTGTATCGCGCAACGAGTTGGCGACCGATGGAAGCTAGTATCGTTTCTATTCCCGCCGATGTCACGGTGGGGGTTGGGCGAAGCGATGCGACTGTCACCTCTGAAGCCGAACCGCAAGGTTTAATTGAAACTCCCGAAAAGGAAACCAAAATGGAAAACTCCGTACAAGTGGCTGTTGACAGCCGCGCTTTTGATGCTCCAGTCCAGCAAGATGTTGGCTTGAACAAAGTTGAAATCAAACGCTTCTCTTTGATGCGCGCGATTCGTGCTTTGGCTAACCCCACCGACCGCCAACTGCAAAAAGATGCAGCCTTTGAACTTGAGTGTTCTGAAGCTGCTCAACGTGCCTTTGGTCAATCTGCCCAGGGTATCTTGGTTCCCGCTGAAGTTCTGCGTAACTGGAACAAGCGTGACCTGAACACCTCTGACGATTCTGGTCTGGTTGGTACGCAATTCCGTCCTGATGCTTTCGTTGATGCCCTGCGTAACGCTTCTAGCGTGATGCAAGCTGGTGCAACGATGCTGACTGGTCTGCAAGGCAACATCAAAATCCCGAAGAAATCGGCTGCCTCTAGCGGTGGTTGGTTCACTGAGGGTTCTGCTGCCAGCGAGAGCGAGTTCACCAGCACATCTATCACCCTGTCTCCCAAGACTGTGGGTGCATACACCGATGCAACTCGCAACCTGTTGATGCAAGGTTCGCCTGATGTTGAAAGCCTGATCCGCAACGATTTGGCTCAATCTCTGGCTATTGCTATCGACCTGGGTGCTTTGTCTGGTTCCGGCTCGTCTGGTCAACCGACTGGTGTTCGCGCAACCTCCGGTATCAACACCAAAGACTTCGCAGCAACGTATCCCACGTTTGCTGAAGTGGTTGGTATGGAAACCGAAGTTGCTGCCGATAATGCCCTGAACGGCAATCTGGCATACATCATGAACGCTGCCATGTATGGCGCTCTGAAGACCACTGCCAAAGCCTCTAACACTGCCGCATTCGTTGCTGAAGACGGTATGGTTAACGGCTACAAGGCAATCGTGTCTAACCAAGCAGCCGCTGGTGATGTTTACTTCGGTAACTGGTCGGATGTGCTGATTGGTATGTGGGGCGGTCTGGATATTGTGGTCGATCCCTACACTGCAAGCACCACTGGCACTGTGCGTATCGTTGCCATGCAGTCGGTCGATGTTGCTGTTCGCAACGCCGTGTCGTTCTGCTTGGGTGATGCAGACATCGCCTAATGCTGACAACTGAGAAATTCGGAGCCGCTGTAACAGGCGGTTCTCCTATGAAAATAGTGTTTCTCCGTGGAACCATGACCAGTCTGGGCAATGCTCGGGCTGGTCAGGTTTTCGAGTTACCTGAAAACGAAGCTCGTCTGATGTTAAGAAACAATCGTGCGAGTGAGTTTGTAGAAATTCAAACTGTTGTAGAGGATAGGTCCATTGGACTTGAGACTTCAACGGAAAAACCTGTCCGTAGAGGACGCCCAAAAAAGGCTGAATGATGGCAGTCGAAACCGATATTGAGCGCACTATTCTTCTGGCTGACTTTGGTCAGAATGTGACTTATACGGTTCAAGGTGGTCAGGCTGCGACTATTCGGGCTATTTTTGACAATCAATTTATCGAAGTAGATTCTGGCGGGACTGTTGGTTTTGCAATTCAACAGCCCAAATTGACTTGTCGCACATCTGACGTTGTTAACTGCACCGAGGGTGACACTTTTGTAATTTCTGGAACGACTTATCTGTCGAGAATCGTTCAGGATGATGGAACTGGCATGACGGAAATCGTGCTAGAAAAACAATGAGCCATGTTAGAAAACAGATCAGGGATGCGGTTGTCACTGCTCTGACTGGGCTTTCTACGACTGCTTCAAGGGTTTACAAGTCAAGAATTTATCCTTTGGAAAGTGGGAAATTGCCTGGACTGGCGATTTACACAAAGTCAGAGGAAATCCAAAACAACACGATAGGCAAACCGCGAACCCAAGTAAGGATTCTTGAGGTTATGGTTGAGGCTTACGTAATGGCGAATACTGCATTTGATGACACGATAGACGCTATCTCCCTAGAGGTTGAAGAAGCTCTATACACAAATGCGACTCTTGGCGGCAAAGCCAAAGAATTGGACATCGTTTCGTTTGAATCTGATTTTTCAGGTGAAGGCGAAAAGGTTGTGGGGGTTGGAAGGTTTACTGTTCAAGTAACTTACACAACCAAAGAAAATGATATTGAAACTGCTACATAATGTGGCAAAATTAAAACCTTGAAAGGGGTTCAAAATGGCTAATCATAAAGGCTCTGAGGGAACGGTTCACGTTGGCACTGCTGCCATTGCTGAGATTCGTTCTTACAGTATTTCCGAGACTTCGGACACCGTGGAAGATACCACGATGGGCGATTCTGCTCGTACCTACAAGGCGTCTCTGAAGACATTTAGCGGGTCTGTGGACGTTTATTGGGACGAGACTGACACAACGGGTCAAGGTGCGTTGTCTGTTGGTTCTGAAGTGACGATCAAGTTCTATCCTGAAAGCAATCAATCTGGTGATTCGTATCTTTACGGAACCGCGATTGTGACTGGTAAGACTGTTACGGCGTCTTTTGACGGTATGGTTGAAGCCTCAATCACTGTTCAAGGCACTGGCGCATTGACCACGGGCACTGCCTCTTGAAGATAATTCAAAGAGCCTCGGCTCATTTTAAGTCTCTATCAGTCAAAACCATTGAGGTTGCTGAATGGGGCGATGAGAATGGACCGTTGATTATTTACGTTGAGCCTTTCACGCTGAAGGACAAGTCTAAGTTGCAAAGTGTGACTAAGGCATCTGGAAGCGAGATTGATGCCCTGGTCGAATTGATCGTTTTGAAGTGTCTTGATAAAGACGGAAACAGAATCTTCACGATTGAAGACAAGCCGATTTTGCGGAATGGCGTGGATGCCACGATTCTTGAAAGAATTTCCACCCAGATCATGCGGATTGACTTTGGGGGACTTGAAAAAAACTAAGGGAGACTCCTGAGCGCCAGTTTATGTTTTATCTTGCCGAGAAACTGCATAAAACAGTCAGTGAGATAGAAGAAATGAGCGTTGAGGAGTTCTCCGAGTGGCAGGTGTGGGTAAAGATACAGAGCGAACGAGGCAACAATGGCACAAGACTTAAAAATTGACATAGTTGCAACGGACAAAACCGGCGCGGCATTTCGCTCTGTGCAGTCTGGAATGGCTGGAATCCAGACTTCTGCAAGCACTTTATTCACAAGAATAACTGCAGTCACTGGCGCATTGGCTGCGATTGGCGTTGGCTCTGCATTGAAGGGCTTAATTGATGCTGGAGACAAACTAGACGAACTATCAAAGAGAACGTCTATTGCTGTTGAAACGCTTTCTGCGCTGACAAATAATGCAAAACTTGCCGGAGTGAGCCAAGAGGAATTAGGCTCTGGCATCATTAAACTTTCTCGTAGCATCGCAGAGGCTGTTTCTGGTGCTGGCGAACAAAGACAAGCATTTGAGAATCTTGGTGTTTCAATCCGTGATGTCAATGGAAAGATTCGACCAACTGTTGATATTCTTGCTGACGTTGCAGCGGGTTTTCAAGATGCTGAAGATGGAGCGATCAAGACTCAATATGCTGTGGCTCTTTTTGGTAAGTCAGGCGCTAATTTTATTGAGTTTCTGAATACTGGCAGAGAGGGAGTTCAAGCCCTCGGTGCTTCAATATCTACTGAGTTCGCCGATCAATCAGCGACATTCATGGATAACCTTGACCGCATCGGTCAGAAAATTCAATCGACTATTTCAGAAAAGGCAGCTCCATTTTTGGCGTTTATGAATCGCCAGATAGAAGAGGCTATTCGTCTTGACAAGATGACTCGCGTTGGTGCTGGTCGAGGTGTCGTCAATCCTGATTTTGTTGTGCCTGAAAAGTCAAAGGTAAAGCCTCTGACGCCTTTGTCTAAGGAAAACACAAAAGAGGAAAAAGACAACGCAAAAGAGATTGCATCTGCTTATCAGCAAATTTCTGATGAAGTTTTCAAGTTGGTAAACGGTGAGCGTGAATTGGCTATTTTCCAATTTGCAAGGAAAGGCGCATCGGTTGAAGAAATCGCTCTTTATACTGAACAACTAGACAAGTTGGCTCAGTTGAAAGAGGCTCAAAAAGCCAATGAGGAAGAAGCCAAACAGTACGCAGAACAAGACAAATTGAATCGTCAGGCAAGAAATGATTTGCTTGAAAAAGGCAAACAACTGTATGACGAAACTCGTACACCTCTTGAGAAGTTGAATATTGCTGAAGCTGAACTTTTGAGATTGTTGGAACTTGGAATCATCGACTTCGATGTTTACTCAAGAGCAATCTTCCAGGCTAATGAAGCAATGGACAAGATGACTCAAGATAGCAAAGACAATTTCGGAGAATTGGAGGCTGCCATTCGTGGATGGGGTAATGAGTTTACAAACATCATTGCTAATGCTGTCACGACTGGAAAATTGTCTTTTAAAGACTTGGCAAACTCAGTTATCAATGATTTATTGAGAATGTCAATTCAAAAGAATATCACTGCTCCTCTATTCGGCACAACTGATAACCCTGGTCTTTTGTCCATCGGTATTGATAAGCTATCTGGCGCAAGAGCGATGGGCGGTCCTGTAACTTCTGGTCGTCCTTATTTGGTCGGTGAACAAGGACCGGAAATCTTCATGCCTGCCAACAGTGGAACGATTATTCCTAACGGGCAGAGTGGCGGTGTTGTTGTTAACCAGACAATTCAGGTGACAACCGGAGTGCAGCAGACAGTCAGAGCCGAAGTTATGAATATGCTTCCTCAGATTGCAAATGCTGCAAAATCCGCAGTGGCAGAGGCTAAACTACGTGGCGGCTCTTTTGCTGCTGCGATGAGGTAATCATGGCGATCAGTTATCCCCTGGCTTTTCCCTCCTTAGGGATTAAAAACATCACGATTAGAGCAAGATCGGTTGTCGGTGTTGCTTCTTCACCTTTTACATTTCAACAGCAGGTCTATCAACACGCTGGACAAATGTGGGAGGCTGAAATCACGATGCCTCCTATGAAGCGGGAAGATGCTGAACAGTTAATCGCTTTTCTATTAAAACTGAATGGCTCTTATGGGACTTTTACTTTTGGCGATCCTCTTAATACCTCTCCTCGCGGTGTCGGGACTGGGACTCCTTTGGTAAATGGTGGTTCTCAGACAGGGAATTCACTCGTTACCGATGGATGGACTGCTGGACAGACTGGCATTCTCAAGGCTGGCGATTGGATTCAACTCGGTTCTGGTTCTACATCACGTCTTTACAAGATTCTTTCTGATGCAAACTCAAATGGCTCAGGACAGGCTACGTTCGATATATGGCCCAACTTGAGGTCAAGCCCTGCCGATAACGCTGCGATCACTGTAAGCTCTCCTAAGGGGCTTTGGAGGCTATCCTCAAACGAAATGCCCTACACGATTGACGAGGCATCTTTCTATGGTCTGACTCTGGCTTGCATGGAGGCTTTATGAGCCGCGATCTAAGCGCAGGTGTTATATCAGCGATTGAAGATTCGCAGGTTCGACCGTTCTATTTGTTTCAAGGCGAGTTTGTCTCTGGAACTGTCAGGGCTTGGAACGGGATAGGTGATTTATCTTGGAATTCTCAGACTTGGGGCGGTTTGGGGTCATTTCTGTCTTTTTCTTCGATTGAGGAAACCTCAGACGTTAAGGCTGCTGGGATGACAGTTAGTCTTAACGGGATGTTAAGTGCGAATATCTCTCTGGCTTTATCTGATTGCCGACAAGGGTATTCTGGAAAGATTTATCTAGGGTTTTTTGATTCGTCAAACGCGATCATTTCAAGCCCATATTTGATTTTTAGTGGTCGATTGGACACGGTGTCGATTGATGAAGGACCAGATACCTCTACTGTCACGCTTAACTACGAATCAAGATTGATTGATCTTCAGAGAACGCGAGAAATCCGATACACAGACCAAGAACAACAGAGGATGTTTTCTGGTGACTTGGGGCTAGAATTCGTTGCAGACTTGCAGGATAAAACCCTGACTTGGGGGCGCGGATGAGCATATTTTCTGATATTGCTAAAGTTGGATTAGCTTATGCTGCGGTAAGCACTGGCGTTGCTTGGTTTAGCACTGGGTTTGCTGGTGCTGGTGCATTTGCTGGTCTTTCTGCTGGAACCGCTGGTGCTTTCTTCGCTCGATCTTTTGTGACTTCTTTAGTGCTTGGAGCATTGTCTAAAGGTCTTGCAAAAACACCAGACGAGACTATTTCATATCAAGATAAAACAGTAACCACAAAACAATCCATATCTCCAAGAAAAATAATCTATGGAACGACTCGCGTTGGTGGTTCTATTGTTTTCATGGAGACAACTGAATCCAACAAATATTTACATTTGGTGATTGCGTTTGCAGGTCACGAAGTTAACTCATTTGAGACAAACGGAACTGATGGCATTGTTTATTTCAATGATGAATCTGTTTCTTATGATTTGAGTACAGGACTGGCTAATGGTGGTTCTTATTCAGGTAAAGCAAAGATTCAGGTAAAACTTGGAACCGATAATCAGACTGTTTTCACAGATTTAGATTCTGCGTCTACTTTGTGGACATCTAATCATCGTCTACGTGGAATTGCTTGTGCGTACATTCGTCTTGAGTACGATGCAAGCGTTTACATGAATGGCATTCCTAATATCAGTTTCAAGATACAAGGAAAGAAAGTCTACGATCCAAGAACTTCAACGACAGTCTTTTCTCACAATCCAGCTTTGTGTTTGGCTGACTATCTTTGTAATACTCGATATGGATTGGGCGCAGATTACGCAACAGAAATTGACGAAACTGCTCTTATAGCTGCTGCCAATATCTGCGATCAAGTTGTTCCGACTTTATTAGACGTTGAAGCAAGATATTCTATTGATGGAAGTTTCGACACATCTGTAGCACCTGAGACTGTCATTTCGGATATGTTGTCCTCGATGGCAGGGAAACTGGTTTTCACAAATGGTAAGTGGAAGATCATTGCAGGCGCATATAGCTCACCTTCTTTGACTTTTGATGAGGACGATCTTCGTTCTGGATTGAAGATTCAGAGTCTTGTCTCTCGCAGAGAATTATTTAACGGCGTGAAGGGAACTTTTACAAGTTCGACAGATAACTACATTGCATCTGATTTCCCTCCGGTTGTTTCTGACACTTATATAGCACAAGACAATGATGAAGAAATCCTGAAGAATATTCAGTTGCCTTTTACAACATCTGCATCAATGGCTCAGAGGCTGGCAAAGATTGAACTTCTAAAGGCTCGTCAACAAATAACTCTGGTTCTTCCTACTAAACTTGTTGGACTTAAGGCAAACGTTGGTGATGTGATTGGCGTTACAAACGCAAGACTGGGGTGGAGTTCAAAGAATTTTGAAGTTGTTTCTTCCGCGGTAACTTTCGAGAATGAAATCATCGGTGTAGATTTGGAACTGAGAGAGACAAACTCTGAAATCTATACTTGGTCAACAAGCGAAGAATCTACTTATGATGCCTCTCCAAACACGAATCTTCCAAACCCTTTTAATGTTGGAGCTGTAACAAACTTTGCATGGACGCAAGATAAATTCTTTGTCAATGGGCTTGGCTCACTTTCTTGGACTGCGCCTGCTGATGTTTTAATTGCCTATTACAAATTGAGAATCGAATACGATAATCTTGTAACTGGCTCAAAAACTGACGCACAAATTGCAAAGATAAAAAGAGAAACAACTGTTTACGGGACAAGTTACACCATCACTGATTTGCCTGCTGGTAAATATTACGCCTATATAACCTCTGTCAATCAAATGGGTGTGTCAAGTGCTACTCGACCTTTGAATTTTACTGTCCCTGCACCTCCGATCATTTCTCGCGTTTCTGGTCTTGAGTTAGACCTTGGAGAAAACGGCGAAGCTCACGGCACTGAATGGACTGGCAAGGATGTAAAGATCAAATGGCGTCCTGCTGCTGTTGAGACATCTTTTGAGATAAATGACGAGGAACCTTATGGCGCTGAGTCTGGTTTTACTGATTGGTATCTCAAAGACTATCTGGTTGAGGTCTACAACGCATCAGACGATCTTTTGAGGCAAGAATTTGTCCCTGGTGTAACCTACACCTACACCTTAGAAAAAAACCTTGAGGACGCCAAGAAGCAAGGCGATACGGTCTATCGTTCGTTGACGTTTAAGGTTTACGCGAGAGGTCGTCAAAATCAACTTAGCGAACAGGCGGCGATTCTATGATTACGAATCCAGCACCAGCGCAGATTGCCAGCGGAGAATGGGACGTTGAGCCTGGAATCAACAAATTCACAGTTTCAATTCCAACTCGTCCTGATGACAACGATCTAGCAGGTATCATTGTTTTAGCCAAAGAGGGAACGGGACAGACTCTCACATTTCCTGATGACATTTTTTATCGTGGACCGTGGTCTGACATGATCGTGGTTGATACGGATGATGACAATCAGGCTCTCTTACCGAATCAGGCTTATACGGTGGCGGTTGCTGCTTTTGATGAGTTTGGTACGGATTCTCTGACGTTTAGCGCAACAAAGAACGTCACAACTGCACAAGTTATCACGGCAGACATTAAGGATGAGTCTGTTTCTATCGTCACTAGAAGTAACGCATCGGACTATAACAATACAAACCCGACATTTACATTTAGCTATGATATGCCGGAAGATGGCAAAGTCACGTTTATTGCAGTCATCATTCCACAAGGAAACGCCAGCACAAGCTCTAACTTTTTGGTAGAGTTTTATGCCGATGGGTCTGGAACAAGATTTGATTATCTAAGCAACGATGGATATATCGCAACTGCTGTAAAAACATATACAAATGTTGGGACTAGAGCGAAGGGTACTGGTTACTCAATAGCTGTTGAGTGTACTTTAACAAACATGACAACAAACTCATCAGGAGATAGAGGCGCAAGGGTTGATCTTATATTGTTTAGGCGGTTTAAATGAAATTCACGACATATAAGAAACATCGACCTTTGGGAACCCATGAGTGTCCTGATTGGGAAGTGCAAACTGTCTGTAACGGAAATCCTTATTTAGAAGGATGGGCGACAGAGAATCAATATATCCTTAATGGTAGGTTTGTTGATAGACCCGAAAGACCTTCAAGCTCTCATGTTTGGAATTGGGATGCTTGCGCGTGGGAACTTAACGCAGGGTTAGTGTCTGAATCAGCAATTTACAAAAGAAACATATTGTTAAGTGAGTCTGATTGGACTCAACTTGCTGACGTTACTTGTGACAAAGTTGCATGGGCAATTTATCGTCAGAGTTTGCGAGATTTAACCTTACAGCCTGGTTATCCTTTTGAGATAATCTGGCCTGAAAAACCGGAGTAATCATGGCTCAATACAAAACAGGGACTGTTAGTGTCACGAACGGTTCGGCAACGGTCACAGGGTCTGGAACTTTATTCTCTGCCAATGTTGCGGCTGGAGACTTGTTCACAATCGTTGGTGATAATGCTTGGTATGAGGTTGCTTCGGTTGCCTCTAATACTTCGTTAACCTTGTCAGCGAACTATGCAGGAACGACAGGATCGGGAAAGTCTTATGCGATTAGTCGTGACTTTACGACTCGTCTTGAACTTCCATACCCACAAAAGGGAGACATTGAAACTGCCTCTCTCATCAAAAGAGCGTTTGAACAGATCGATACCGAAACCAATATCGCTAAGGCGAATTTTGGTGCAACGTCTGCCCCAACAGTAAATGACGACACTGGTGACGGGTACACCATTGGGTCATGGTGGGTAAATACGTCAACGGACGAGGCATATCTCTGTGTTGACGCGACTGCTGGCGCTGCTGTTTGGACAAAGATTAGCGTAGACGTCCCAAGTGAGATTGTTGCTTTGCTTGCTGGTCAAAGTGTCAGCATGAATGACCTGACCCTCTCCGGCGGCACTGCTAACGGTGTTCTCTACCTCAACGGTTCTAAAGTAGCTACCAGTGGGTATGCTCTTACGTTTGATGGTACTAGTTTAACGGTGGCTAACGGCGACCTGACGATTGGAACAAATGGCAAAAAGCTGTATGTCAAACTACATTGCTAATAACAGCGGTACTGACCTAAA